TCGGGCAGCGGCGGCCATCATTCCACACAAGTCCAAGGATGAACTCGAATCGGTGCTAAACAAGATTGAAGGTGCGCTCGGCACCAAATTCACCATGAATATGTGGTCGAAGATTGGCGAGGGTATGGGCGAGCACCAATTTGTGGGTGGCGAAGGCGATGGCGGGCAGGGCGGCATTACGGCGGAATCGGCCCGCATGCAGATCGCGGCGCTTAAGAAGGATGCAGAATGGGGCAAGAAGTTCACGGCGGGTGATGCCGAAGCTCGCGCCCTGTGGTCGAAATTACACAAGATCGGCTTCCCGGAGCAAAAAGGGGAAGACGCGCAATACGTGATGTAAAGGTTAGACGGGGACCCTGGTAATCAGGCCCGGTGACTTTCAGCAAAGACTGAATCGTGGCGGCGGAACCGCAAGTTCGGAGTCCGGTAATCGGGACACTCCAGCGAAAAGTGAAGTTTTCGTCAACTTTTGGAGAGGCAGCATGTCCCAACTCATAACCACCGCGTACGCGCAGGAGTACGCAAATACGGTGGAATTACTCCTGCAGCAGAGGGGATCGAAGCTTTCGGGCTACGTGTCCCCGATGAGCATTACCGGCGCGAAAACGGCCACCGTGTGCGAGCAGATTGGTGCTGTGGAAGCGAAGAAGCGCACCACGCGTTACCCGCCGCTTACGCCACAAGACACCCCGCACGATCGGCCCTGGGTCTATCCGTCGGATTACGACTGGAATGACCTGATCGATTCGATCGACAAGTTGCGCACCGTGGTGGACCCGCAATCCTCGTACGCTCAGAACGGCACGTTCGCACTCGGGCGGGCACAAGATAAGGAAATCTTCACCGCATTCTTCGGCGACCGCAAGACTGGTGAAGACGGCGCGACCACGGTGACGTGGGCGGTGGAGGGTGCGGCGCAGATCGTGGCCGTGAACTTCGGCGCGGCGGGCAACGTCGGTCTGACAGTCGCCAAGTTGCGTGAAGCCAAGCGCATGATGATGGCCGCGGAAGTGGATATGGAGAACGATCCGCTTACGGTGGCTGTCAAGGCCAAGCAGCACGACAACTTGCTCGCGGAGATTCAGGTCATCAGCCTGGATTTCAACGAGCGGCCCGTCATGGTGGAGGGGATGGTCACCCGGTTTCTCGGCTTTACGATCAAGCAGACGGAATTGGTGCAGGCCGATGCGACGCCCTTCGACCGGATTCCGGCTTTTGCCAAGTCGGGAATGGTTCTGGCGCAGTGGAACGGCATCACGTCGGACATTTCGCAGCGCAAGGACCTCGCCGGTCTGCCGTGGCAGATTTACGTCTATGGGACCTTCGGTTCGACCCGCAAGGAAGCAAAGAAACTCGTCGAAATCAAGTGCGCATAAGCGCCTGATCCAGACATTCTGAAAAGGAAAGAAACATGGCTATTGTAGCGGTGAAATCGGCGCAGATTACCAATGCGGATGCGACTCCGATTCGGATCAATCCTGCGTATCAAGCCAACTCCCGTATTCGCGGGGCGGTTGGCGTTGCGGCATTCGCGAACGGCGACTCGGCAGCGAGCGTGTACCGGATTCTCCGGGTGCGCTCAAACGATCGGATCGAACGTCTTTTTCTGGACATGGACGCGGGCGGCGCGGGCGCTGTGGCGGACTTCGGTTTGTACAAGACGGCGGCGGACGGCGGCGCGGTGGTGGATGCGGACTTTTTTGCATCTGCCGTTGCAATCGCCGCCGCTGCGCGGGCGGTGGACATCACACGGGAATCCGGCGCGGTGACCGTCGCGCTCATGGAAAAGCGCATCTGGGAGCAATTGGGCCTGACGGCGGACCCGCAACTGGAATATGATGTTGCGGTAACCCTTACCGTCGCAACGGCGGCAGCCGGTAACATGGCGCTGTCGGCGCAAATCGCGCAGAACTAGCAAGGAACCTGCCCCGGCCTTCGGGCCGGGGTTTTTACAAGGAGGTTTGAAATGGCTACAAGACGTTATGGGTTGTCGAGGGGTGAAACCGAGTTCCAGGTCACGGAAGCGGTGGGAGCCGCCGTGGTGACGGATTCAATCGAGCTTACATTCGATCTGGCGGCTGGGCTGTCGAAGGAAGATGTGCTGCTGGCGCTGGAAAAGTTCAAGGGTCACATTGTGAAGGGCAACTTCCCACCGGCCTGAAAACGCCATGGCTTCCGACACCGAAATCGTAAATGGTGCCCTGACCCTGCTCGGGTCGGGGTCCATCACGTCCTTGGCGGACAGTGAATTGAAGCAGGCCGTAGAGGCCCGGAAGATATTCACCATTGCCCGGGATGCGGTGCTGTCGTCGCAAAATTGGTCATTCGCCATGTCGCGAGTGAACCTATCCGCCATGGTTGCAGTCCCACCATTCGGGTTTGCACAACAATTCCAGTTGCCCGCCGATTGCTTGCGGATCGTGATGGTCGGGGATATCTATGTCGGCGTTGATCTGTCCGATTTTCGGGGCCGTCCGGTTGAACAGTTTGCCATCGAGGGCAGGAAGATTCTTACGAGTTTGGGTGCCCCGCTCCCCTTGCGTTATGTACGCCGGGAAGAAGACACCAGCCTGTGGCATTCGTGCTTTGTGCAGATGTTTGCCGGTGAACTGGCGGAACAGCTTTGCGAGCCTCTGTCCCAATCGGACAGCAAGCGGGAGCGGGCGATCGCGTTCAAGCGTGATTGGTTGGCAAAGGCGGTCATGGCCAATGCGATCGAGTTGCCAGCCACGCATTTGCCAGATGATGAATGGCTGGCTTCGAGGATTTAATGGCTAAAGCCTCACCGATCATCAACAATTTCACCGCCGGTGAACTGTCTCCGCTTGTTGCGGCGCGGGATGATCTTAAGTATTTCAAGAACGGCGCTAAGTACAGCCGCAACATGATTCATTGTCTGCAGGGGCCGTCACGCAGGAGAAACGGCACCAGATTCGTGACCACTACGAAGAATGTGGCAGACCGGTCGTGGTTGTACGAATTTGAATTTAATGTGATACAATCATACGTCATGGAGTTCGGGGACCGGTATATCCGGTTTTATACCAATCACGGGCAGTTGCAGACGGGGGTTGTTACCGCGTGGTCCAATGCCACGAATTACGTGATCGGTGATCTGGCGTCGCGGCTGGGCGTCAATTATTACTGCATTACGGCCCATATCAATCAGCAGCCCCCCAATGCGGCATTTTGGTATCCGTTGACCGGGACCATATATGAGATTCCAAGCCCGTATCTGGTTGCCGATCTTACCGGCGCGGATGGAACGTTCAATCTTCATATAACGCCGTCAAATGATGTGGTATACATCACTTCGGCCACGAAGACCTACCCCGTGCACAAGCTGTCGCGGCTGTCTGCCGGATCGTTCAAACTGGAGCGGGTGTTTTTTACAGGTGGGCCGTTCAAGAGTATGAATGAGAATTTCACGGCCACCGGGTTTAAAGTGTGTGTGGGTGTCGGGCCGGTATCAGGCGTTCCCAACAGCGTATTTGTTCTCAGCCCGGCGGCTGGGGGTCCGTTTTTGGCGGCTCATGTCGGGTCACTGTTTTATATCGAGAACGCGGATGATGACAAGTTCTCAGAAAATTGGGAACCGGCCAAGGTGTACGCCATCAATGATATTGTGTGGTCCGGGGACAATCAATATCTGGCCCTGACGGCGGCTACATCCGGGACGAGCAAACCGATCCATACGCACGGCGACATCAAGGACGGGAAAACTGGCGTGTTGTGGCGATTTCGGAGCGGGCGGTATATAATCGTGAGAATAACCGCTTTCGTAAATACCCGTGAGGTAAACACGGTTCTGATCAACAGTGAGTTTGTCCCGGCCAGCGTGGTGGAACCTATTCCGGCCAGCGTGTTTGCCACCAATACCGGCAGCAATCGTTGGGCTTATGGGGCGTGGTCGGATGTGGAAGGCTGGCCCGCGTCCTCTGCATTCTTCCGTGAGCGATTGCATTTCGGCAGGGACATCATACTGTGGGGTAGTGTGTCCGCCGATTACGACAATTTTAATAAGTTCGCTACCGATGTTGGGTTCACCATCGTGGCGGATGGCGCAGTTACTTTAACCATCGAGTCCGATCAGAGCAACATTATCCGATGGATGAAGCCGTTGGATATTGCCCTGATTGTTGGAACGGCGGGTGAGGAACATGCGGTGTCGGAAATCACTGATTCGGAACCATATGGCCCCGGCAATATCAAATCGCGCAAACAATCGGCGTATGGTTCCCGGCATGTTCCAACCGAATGTATCGGAAGTGATCTGTTGTTTACGCAGCGGGCCGGGCGCAAAGTGATGCTGATGAAGTATGATCCGTTGACCGGCAAGTACCTGAGTTCCGATCAGACGATACTCTCGGAGCACATCACGAAATCCGGGCTGATCGATGCGGCCTATCAACAAGAGTTGTTTGGGGTGGACTGGTCGATCAGGGCGGATGGCACGCTCATTGGGTTCACGATCGGGGACGGGCAGGATGTGCGCTCATTCCATCAGCATCGGATCGGTGGTTTGGTCGAGGACGGTAGATTCGCTACCGTAGAGTCAGTGGAGTCCATATTTTCACCGGATGGCAAGCGCGATGAAATATGGCTGCAGGTTCGCCGGGTCATTAACGGAGTTCCAAAGCGCCATATTGAGTGGATTGATGCCAGCCGGGAGGATGGTGATGATCCGGAAGATGTATTCTACGTGGACGCGGGCCTGACGCTGGATGCTGCCCCGGCCTTGTTTCTGACGCTTGGGGTTGGTGCCGATGTTACAGGAACGGTGGGTGTCATCTTCGTATCCAGTGCCGCCGCGTTTGGCGCGGGTGATGTTGGTAAATATATCCATGGCCGGTATTTCACCGTTGCTGTGGACGGCAAAGTGACCTGGGATAAGGGTATTGCCCTAATAACCGCGTTCACGGACCCCACCCATGTTGTCGGCACGATCACTCGCAAGTTCCCTTCCATAGCATTTTTGTCCCCCGGCAGTTGGCGTCTTACAGTAACGTCCATCATCGGCCTTGGGCATCTGGAAGGGCAGACCGTTGATATTTGCGCGGATGGCGTTGCGCAAACCCAAAAGGTTGTGGTGGCAGGGGTAATCAACTTGGATGCCCCTGCCGGGAAGATTCATATCGGGCTACCTTGTCCCGCCGTTTTGCAGCCGATGCCCATCAGCGCGGGTGCGGCGGACGGGACCGGGCAGGGCAAGACCGGGCGTATTTCGCGGTGCACCATCAAGTTTTTCGAGTCTTTGGGTGCCCGATACGGGCGGTCGGAACTTGGGGATATGAAGCAGATTCCAGAAATGTCCAGCGGTGTTGTCATGGACATTGGCCCGCAGCTTTTTACCGGTGGCGTTCTGGTGGACTGGCCGGACGATTATACCGATGAACAGTTGATCACGATTCTGCAGGACAAGCCGCTGCCGTGTACCGTGGTGGCATTGTTGCCTCAGACCAAACTACAGGATGATCGATAATGTGGGCGTGGCTGATACCGTTGGCGGCGGGTGTTATCGGGGCTATTGGCAGCTTAGCCCGTAGCAATCAAGCGGCGGCGCAGTACGACGCTTATGCGCAGGCTAACGATTACAATGCGGCGGTGCTGCGCCAGCGGGCGGATACGGCGCATTCATTGTCCACTACCAAGGAATCCGCATTCCGGCGCAGTTCAGATATTGCGCTCGGCAAGCAACGGGCGGCGATCGCGCAATCAGGCACCGGTGAGGAAGGTTCCAATGCCGATGTCGAGGCGCAGTCGCAGGTCATGCGGGAACTGGATTCCCTGAACATCATGTATGAAGGCGATCTTGAGGCTTGGGGGCTGGATACTCAAGCGAACATTGAAGATTATCAAGCATCTGTGAACCGCTGGTCGGCTCGGACCGTTCGGAAACAAAGGTGGATGGGGGTGGCCGGGTCGCTTTTATCCGGGGCCGGGGGCGCGATGGCCGGTTATGGTGGTTACAGCGCCGGTTATAATGCCGGTCGGGGCAGCACCGGCAACATTTACAGTGGCAATTCGCCGTCGGATTACTAATGGCTTCCTCTTCCTCCCCGCGTATCGTTCCGTACGAACAACAAGTCCCCTCCCCGGATTTGCGGGGGGTGACGCTCCCGCGTGCCTCGGCCCCGGAGGGACTTGGTTCCCCGGCATTGACTAGTGGATGGGGCGAACTGGCCCATGGCGTTTCCGATTTTGGCAAGGGGTTGGTTATTCGTGAGGAAGAGCAGGCACGGGCATGGGCGTCCAATACGCTGTCACAGGCCCGGTTGGAATGGACCGATCATTTGCAGAAGCGGCAGGAAACTGCTGAGCCGGGTGCCCCTGAATTTACTCCGGGTCTGATTCGTGATTTCGATGAATATGCCAATGATATCGTTGGGAAAGCGCCAACCAACCGTGCTGGCAGATATTTGGGCGAGCGTCTATCGGCATTTCGATCGGAATTGGGCAGCCACGCGCTGACTTTCGAAGCGAAAGCTCGGATTGATTATAACAATGACCAGTTCATGGGGGCCATCGACAACAGCAAAAAGCTGATGAATAAGGACCCCAGCCAGTTCCCGGTTGTGCTTGCCGAACAGTTGGCGGCGATCGATGGTTCGGCCTTGCCGCCTATCCAGAAGTCCGCGATCAGGCAGCGCGCGATCGATGGAATTTCACAGGCTGCTGTATGGTCGCAGATACAGCGCTCCCCGACGGCGTTTTTGCAGTCGATCGGGTTCGGCGCACCGGAAGAGGGAAAGGTTCGCAAGTCTTCCGGTGATCTGACCGGCATGACCGGCAACGCGGCTTTCGATATATTGCCCTTCGAGAAGCGCACACTGGCCTTTGAGGCGGCAATCAGGCAGAAGGCTCAAGTGGACGCGGACGCGGAGAAGTCAATAACGGCCCTTAATAAGGCGCAGGCTGACGATGCGATGAAGGAGGCGTATTCGCGACGGGCCGATGGCAAGCTGACCCGGGACTACATCGAAGAAATCCGGCCCGTGATCAGCCATCAAGATTATCGGTCGCTTCTGGATATGTCCGGGCGGGTGTCGCCTCAACATTCGGACCCGGGCACGCTGCGCTCGATCATGCGCCTGATGGAAACGGACCCGGATGCGGCGAGAAATGCAGCGTATCGGGCGCACCAGAACGGGTTGCTTAAGGACGAAGGATCGGACGGGTTGACCGGAATCGTGAATCATGCCATGACGCTGGTTCGCCAA